AACAAGATGCCAGTTAGAAAAATAGGTCCTAATCAATGGCAGTGGGGTAACTCCGGTAAAGTATATCCAACCAAACGGCAAGCTGAGGCACAGGGTCGTGCTGCCTACGCCTCAGGTTATCGTTCAAATCCTAAACCCACAAAAAATCGCTGAGATAACTATGATTATCCAGCATTTCGGGTGGAATGCTATAAATATCCAATATAACTCATAAGAGGTGATGCAACAATGACAGACAATTCATTGGCTACAACAGACATGGCGACTGCGGCCACAGACACAACTGATCAGCAGGCACAGGCTGTAAAGACTTTCACGCAAGAAGAAGTCAACGCTATCTTGGCTAGGACCAAATCTCAACTAGAGAAGAAGTTCCAAAGCAAGTATGAAGATCTAGGTGATCCTGATGAACTTAGAACCATTAAAACAGAATGGGAAAAGAAACAACAGGCAGAACAGATCAAGCGTGGCGAATTTGAAAAAACCTTGCAAGAACTAGCGGCCAAAAAAGATGCTGAGATACAGCGTCGAGATGCGATCATCAAGGAATACAAGGTCAACACACCGTTGTTGAGCGCCGCTGCCAAACATCGTGCAGTGGCTCCAGAACAGGTCAAAGCCTTGTTATCCAACAATGTTCGTTTAAATGATCAGGGTGAAGTAGAAGTAGTTGGTCAAGATGGTGCAGTTCGTTACAAAGACAACGGCACTGCCTATGAAGTAGAAGATTTGGTCAGTGAGTTTCTCACTCAGAATCCACACTTCGTCACAGCATCACCAGCCACTACCAATGCTAAATCCAGTATAACCGCAGGTGTTCCCAGCACGGTTGATATCACTAAACTTGATATGACCAAGCCAGAACACAGACAGTTATACAAAGAATATCGCAAGACACAGGGTCTTGCCTAACTTTATATAAAAGGAAATTATCATGGCTGGTTCAACAACCTCTACATTAAATGACCTGCTACCAAGTATCGTTGCTGAGGCGATGTTTGTAGCAAACGAGCGCAGTATCATGCGTGGTCTCGTTAAGAATTATTCTATCCCAGCAGGCAATGGTAAGACCATTACCGTTCCTCGTTACCCAGTTCAGTCAGCTGCCGCTGTCACTGAGGGTGATGAAGTAAGCAACACAGCAGTATCTACTGATGGTGTAACTCTAACTGTTTCTACAGTGGCTATCAGAACATTATTGACAGACTTGGCAAGAACCAGTGCTGCCTCTAATGTGGTAGCAGACCTAGGCCGTTTATTCGGTGAAGCAGTGGCTAAGAAGATCGACCAAGACTTATTGGCTCTATTCAGTGGTTTTTCAACTGGTGTTGGTAGTGCTTCTACAGCTTTATCAGCAGCCGTGGTTGCTCAAGCAGTTGCTCGTCTTCGTGCTAACGCAGTTCCTGGCGATGCATTGGCTTGCGTGGTTCATCCTTATGTTGCTTATGACTTGAAGAAAGATTTGACAAACACATTTGCTAACCCTAACGCTGGTATCATCCAAAACGAAGCGATGAGCCAAGGTTATGTTGGTATGTTGTTTGGTGTTCCTGTGTTTGAATCAGCAAACATCGCTGACACTGGCACTGCTGGTGACTATGTTGGTGCTGTGTTCCACAGAGACGCTCTAGGTCTTGCCTTAGTTGGTGATATCTCTATCGAAACTCAGCGTCGTGCTTCATACCTAGGTGACGATATCGTTTGCTCTGCACACTACGGTGTTGGTGAACTATATGACACATATGGTGTTAAGATCACTTCTGACAGTTCTTTAGTTGATCCAGCTTAATTTGGATTGATTTTGGATTGGCGAAAAGGGCCCTTGTGGCCCTTTTTGTTTGAGTGTATAATATAGATATGTTGAGATTAATTTTACCTATTTTACTCACTGGCTGTGCATCTATGGATCAAATAGTCTGCACAGGCACAGGCACTTGTGGACATACCACACAATATTCACAGGCAGCAAAGTGGGTGTCACCTACACCACAGACCGTGATCACTGACCAAGGCACTTACCTCATAGTCAGGGATTCTAGCACCGGTGCCATTTCTAGCATCATTTCTACCAGCAAAGGTAAATAACTGTGACAGTCAGCGTCAGCTGGGTGTTGTGATTTTGTTCTCCTAAACAAATCAAAAGGCAGTGAAAGGGCTCGTAATAGGGCCCTTTCTTT